ATGGCTGAAAAAGTAAAATTATATGGGGCATATGGTTCTAATATGAATTTAGAACAAATGAATGATAGATGTCCCAAAGCTATGGTTGTAGGAAATGGAATACTTGAGGGATATAAGTTAACCTTCAGAGGAAAATATAAAGGTGTTGCTAATATAGAACCTTGCAAGGGAAGATCAGTACCAATTGTTTTATGGGAAATAACACAGGATTATGAAAGAGCATTAGATTTATATGAAGGTTATCCTAGATTGTATGTAAAAAAAGAAGTAGAAGTTAAGGTTAAGGATAAACTGATAAAAGCAATGGTTTATATTATGACAAGTGAATATACAAATATGGCAGTAGCTCCTACAGAATATTATTTTAATTTAATAGCTAGAGGATATTCTGATAATGAGGTTGATTTAAAACCGCTACAAATTGCATATTCAGAATGTTTATCTGAATTAAAATAGTGGAGGTATTTATGGAAAAATTTTTTATACAAAAAACTTGTGATAGATGTGGTGATTCTTTAGAAAAGGGAAGGATTATGTCAATGTTTAATACAGAGTGTATTTGCATGGAGTGCCATAAAAAAGAAAAACAAGATAAGGCTTATGAAAAGGCAGTTAGGGCTGACCATGAAGAAATTAAAAAAGGTAACTATAATTACAAAGGCATAAGAGGTAAATCCTACTTTTTACCCTGTTATATATGGAATTAAAGATGAGGATGATTGGACATTAGAAGAAAATTGGTATAAAGCTAATCCATCACTTGGACATACTATTGATATTGAAAAAGTTAGAAATGCTTTTAATAGTGCCAAGGAAAATCCAGCTGAAGAAAATATATTTAGGCAGCTTAGATTAAATCAATGGGTAAAACAATCCACTCGTTGGATGCCAATGGATAAATGGGATGAGTGTGATTTTAATATAGATATAGATTCACTAAAAGGCAGAGAATGTTATGGAGGCCTTGACCTTTCAAGTACTACAGATATTACTACTTTTGTTTTAGTTTTTCCACCAAGAAATGATACTGAAAAATATATAGTTTTACCTTTCTTTTGGATACCAGAAGATAACTTAAAACTAAGAGTAAGAAGGGATCATATACCATATGATGTATGGGAAAAACAAGGATTTATAAAAACAACGGAAGGTAATGTGGTCCACTATGGATTCATAGAAACTTTTATTGAAGAATTAGGAACTAAATATAACATAAAAGAAATAGCTTTTGATAGATGGGGAGCTATTCAAATGGTACAAAATCTTGATGGTATAGGCTTTACAGTAGTACCATTTGGACAAGGATATAAAGATATGTCCCCACCATCAAAAGAGTTAATGAAATTAACATTAGAAGAAAGAATAGCACATGGAGGTAATCCTGTGCTTAGATGGATGATGGATAATATATTTATAAAACAAGATCCAGCAGGCAATATAAAACCAGATAAAGAAAAAAGCACAGAGAAAATTGATGGTGTTGTGGCATTAATAATGGCTTTGGATAGAAGTATTAGAAATGGTGGAGGTAGCGGAAGTGTGTATGATGAGAGAGGAATTCTAGTTTTGTAGATAAGATGAAATTTATGGTATAATAAGCTGATTTATTAATCTATTTTTTAAAAGATGAAGCTGGGGGATATGATATGAGAGATTTTAATAAATTAATGCAGCTTTTAATAGAGTATCTGCAAAAATCAACACAGCCTATTAGTACATTGGACTGGATTATAAAATATGGTATACCAATTATTCAAGTAATAGTTGTAGTTGGTGGTGCAATAGCAGCAGTATATAAGTATTATTCTGTTAAGAACAGAGAAATAAATGAAAAAATGCTTAATGAAGTATATGCACCATTATATCAATATTTTGTAAAGCAAGAAATGTTCTGCTATATTCACAAAGTAGAAAGGGATTATAAAGAGAGCCCTATTTTAGAAATTACATCAAAAAAAACAGAAGAAAAAATTTCAGTCGGTAAAAATCAAGGATATTCAACTAATACCACTTATGAATCTGTTTTAGACTTAAATCGAAACGAATTTTTAAAAGTACTAGATTCTGTTAACATTGGACTAGCTTCAAAGGAATTACTTACTTTGTTAAATATGTATAAGGTTATCATGCATATAGAGGGTACCGCTGATAAAACCAGTAATTCATTTTTAGATGCAACAATAATGAAAGTGGATGTTGAAAACTCACTAAGAGAAGAAATTATAAAAGGATATAAAGAGTACCATCGAAAACTAAACTTGAAAACAATAACCCCAAATAAGTATTTTGTAATTAAGGATGATAATATTGAATTTATTTATAATGTAGATGTAAATAAAAAAGAAAAATTAGTAAATCAAATAAACAATAATCCGGAAAATTTTTAGCATCTGTTCTAACAGGTGCTTTTTTCATACCCATTTTTAGGAGGTGTTCAAAATACAATTACCAATATTTAAGAGGAAATCAAGAGATAAACCTAAAAATAATTTTATAGGTTCTGCCTATAGCTTTTTCTTTGGAGGAACATCTAGCGGTAAAGTTGTTAATGAAAGAACGGCAATGCAAACCACTGCAGTTTATGCTTGTGTTAGAATACTTGCAGAGTCTATTGCTTCACTTCCACTGCATCTTTATAAATACAGTGAAGATGGTGGAAAGAATAAAGCTATAAATCATTCTGTATATTATTTATTACATGATGAGCCAAATCCAGAGATGACGACCTTTGTGTTTAGAGAAACACTTATGAGTCATCTTTTATTATGGGGAAATGCCTATGCACAAATCATAAGAGATGGTAGAAATCAAGTGTTAGCTATGTATCCGCTATTACCTAATAAGATTACAGTAAATAGAGCAGATAACGGTGAGATTTATTATATTTATACAAAAAATAATGATGATGGAAAAGGATATGGTCAAGTTATTTTAAGAGATTATGAAGTTCTTCATATTCCAGGACTTGGATTTGATGGAATGATAGGATATTCACCAATTGCTATGGCTAAAAATGCAGTTGGAATGTGCATAGCTTGTGAGGAATATGGAGCAAGTTTTTTTGCAAATGGAGCAAACCCAGGAGGTGTACTTGAACATCCAGGAATAGTTAAAGATCCTAAAAGAGTTAGAGAAAGTTGGAATAGTGTGTATCAAGGTAGTTCTAATGCTCATAGAGTTGCAGTTTTAGAAGAAGGAATGAAGTTTCAAAGCATAGGAATTCCACCAGATCAAGCACAGTTCTTAGAGACGAGGAAATTTCAGTTAGATGAAATTGCTCGTCTTTTTCGTATTCCACCACATATGATTGGGGATTTAGATAGATCTAGCTTTTCAAATATAGAACAGCAAAGTCTTGAGTTTGTAAAATATACTTTAATTCCATGGGTAATTAGATGGGAACAGGTTATACAAAAATCATTGTTAAGTTCAAAAGAAAAAGGAAAATATTTTGTAAAGTTTAATGTAGATGGCCTACTTCGTGGAGACTATGAAAGTAGAATAAGGGGTTATGCAGTTGGTAGACAAAATGGATGGATATCTTCAAATGACATAAGAGAACTTGAAGATATGAATCCAATTCCAAGTGATGAAGGAGGAAATTTATATCTTGTAAATGGAAATATGACAAAGTTAAAAGAGGCAGGTGCATTTGCAAATAGAAAGAATGGAGGGGATAACTCATGAAAAAGAAGTTCTGGAATTGGGTTAAGAATGAAGGAAACAGAACTTTATATTTAGATGGTGCTATTGCAGAGGAAAGTTGGTATGGAGATGAAGTAACTCCTAAAGAATTTAAAGCAGAATTAATGAGTGATGATGGAGATATAACAGTTTGGATTAATTCACCAGGGGGAGATGTATTTGCAGCATCACAAATTTATAATATGTTAATGGACTATAGTGGAAATGTAACTGTTAAAATTGATGGGCTTGCAGCAAGTGCAGCTTCAGTAATTGCAATGGCAGGAAGTGAAGTTGAAATATCTCCTGTTGCAATGTTTATGATTCATAATCCTATGACAATTGTAAGTGGAGATACAAAGGAAATGAATAAGGCTATAGATATGTTAAATCAAGTAAAAGAAAGTATTATAAATGCTTATGAATTAAAAACAGGACTTCAAAGGAATAAAATAGCAAGTCTTATGGATGCTGAAAGTTGGTTTAATGCAAAGAAAGCTGTGGAACTTGGATTCGCAGACAAAATAATGTTTGAAGATAAAGAAGATATTAAAGATTTAAAGGGTGAAGTATTTAGTAGAAACACTACTACTAAAGCACTTTTAAATAAACTTTCTACAAATAGCAGTGAATCAAAGATATCAATTAAAAGTCTAGATAAAAGATTAGAGCTTTTAAAATATTAAGGAGGATTACAGAATGAATAAGATATTAGAATTAAGAGAAAAAAGAGCAAATATATGGGAAGACGCTAAAAAGTTTTTAGATAGTAAAAGAAATGAAAGTGGATTTATTTCAGCTGAAGATACTGAAACTTATGAAAAGATGGAAGCTGATGTTGTTAATTTAGGAAAAGAAATAGATAGATTAGAAAGGCAAGCTGCACTTGACTTGGAACTTTCAAAGGCAGTTTCAACTGCTATTAGAAATATTCCTAATGGAAATTTAAATGGTGAAACAAAAACAGGTAGGGCAACAGATGAATATAAAAAAGCCTTTTGGAGGGCTATGAAAAATAAAAATAGTTTAGATATTCAAAACTCACTTCAAGTAGGTACAGATAGTGAAGGCGGATACCTTGTGCCAGATGAATTTGAAAAAACATTAATTGAAAGTTTGGAAGAACAAAATATATTTAGACAGCTTGCAAATGTAATAACTACATCTTCAGGGGACAAGAAAATACCAGTAGTTGCATCTAAAGGAACAGCATCTTGGGTAGATGAAGAAGGTGCAATTCCAGAATCAGATGATGCATTTGGTCAGGTATCAATAGGAGCTTATAAATTGGCCACTATGATTAAGGTTTCAGAAGAACTTCTTAATGATAGTGTTTTTAATTTAGAGAGCTATATAGCAAAGGAATTTGCAAGAAGAATTGGAGCAAAAGAAGAGGAAGCATTCTTTATAGGAGATGGTACTGGAAAGCCTACAGGAATATTTAATGCAACTGGTGGAGCAAGTCTTGGAGTTACGACAACAAGTGCTACAGCTATTACATTAGATGAGATTATGGATTTGTTTTACTCCTTAAAATCACCTTATAGAAAAAATGCTGTATTTACTATGAATGATGCAACAGTAAAGGCTATAAGAAAGCTTAAGGATTCTAACGGTCAATATTTATGGCAGCCATCTGTTACAGCAGGTGAACCAGATACTGTTTTGAATAGACCAGTAAAAACTTCTGCTTATGTACCAACATTAGGTTCAGGAACAAAACCTATAGCTTTTGGAGATTTTAGTTACTATTGGGTAGCAGATAGACAAGGTAGATCATTCCAAAGATTAGATGAACTATATGCAGCAACAGGACAAGTTGGATTTAAGGCAACTCAAAGAGTTGATGGTAAGTTAATACTTCCTGAAGCTATTAAAGTTCTACAAATGAAAGACAAATAGAAATCTAAAGAGGTGAGTGTATTTTGGTAGTAACTTTAGAAGAAACAAAACTTTATTTAAGGGTAGATGGTGATGAGGAAAAGACACTCATCACTAAATTTATTTTAACAGCTGAAGAATTGTGTGAAGATATTTTGAGATATAAGTTAACAGAGTTTGAAATAATCCCTGAAGCAGTAAGACAAGCAATTTTATATGCTGTAGCAAATATGTATGAGATGCGTGAAACTTTTGATGTGAAATCAGTAATTGAAACTATGGTAAGACTTTTATTTTCTTATAGAAAAGAGAGTTGGTGATGCTCTATAGGTATAGGAGATTTAAAACATAGAGTTTTATTTCAAAAATTTGCTACGGTAGTTAATGATAATGGCTTTGAAGAAGAAACATGGCAAGATTATAAAACAGTATGGGCATCCGTTTCAAACCTTTATGGCAGAGAATATTTTGAAGCTGCAGCTGTTCAAGCAGAGAAAACTGTAAAATTTACTATAAGATACACAGATGAGATAGATACTTCAATGAGGATTTTATTTAAAGATAAACAGTACAACATAACTTCTATAGATAACATCAAATATGAAAATAAGTTTATAGAAATAAAAGCTATGGAGGTTGATAAAAGTGGCTAAAATAGAGCTTGAAGGCATGGATGAACTTATTGATAGAGTAAATAAGTTAGGGAAAAAGGGAGAAGAGATTAAAAAGAATACTTTAGATAAAGCAGGCAATTTAGTAAAGAGAAGTATGGAAATAAAGGCTCCTAAGTCTAAAGAAAATAAAAGGCATATGGCTGACAATATTAATGTATCAGACATAGAAAATGAAGATGGTGTAGATTTTGTTAAAATAGGACCAAATAAAGGAGATAATTCAGAGTTCTTTTATTCTAAGTTTAGTGAATGGGGTACAAGCAAGCAACCAGCACAACACTGGGCAGAAAGCTCTCTTCTTGAAAATGAAAAACAGATAAATGAAACTATAAAAGAAGAACTTCAAAGGGGGCTAGAGTCACTTGAATAAGCTTATTATGGATACATTAAAGCCTCTTAAAATTCCAGTATCCTTTCAAAAATATACAGGAAGAAAAGATACCTATATTACTTTTCATGAGTATTTTACTGGTGGAGAAGAATATGAGGATGATGATGAAGTGTTAACAGCTCATTATATTCAAGTAGATGTTTGGTCAAAAACTGATTACACAAATATTGTAAAAGGGGTTAAAGAAAAACTTACATCTGTAGGTTTTAAAAGATTAAGTGAGGCAGATCTATATGAGAAGGACACAAGAATTTATCATAAAGGTATGAAATTTTATTATCTAGAAGAAAGGTAGGGTGAAGATATGGCAAGGCAAATAGGTCTTAGAGATATTCATATAGCAGTATTAACTAAAGATGATAGTACAGAAGCAATATATGAAAAGCCTCTGAAATTAGAAAGGGCTATAAGTGCAAAGCTTAATCCAAAAACAAATTCAGATAATATATATTCTGATGATTCTGTTGAGGATGTAATAACTGTATTTGAAGTTGTGGAAGTTGAAATAGAAGTAAATCAGCTTTCAATTACAAGTAGGGCAAAGCTTCAAGGAGCAAAAGTAGTAAAAGGGATACTCATAGAAAATAAAGATGATATACCACCAACTATAGCATTAGGTTTTAGATCTAAAAAGAACAATGGAAAGTTTAGATATGTGTGGCTTTTAAAAGGAAAATTTGAACTAGCAACAGATGAATATGATACAGAAGGAGAAAAGCCAAAGGCACAGAGTGCAAAGCTTAAAGGACAATTCTTTTCAAGAGATTTTGATGGAAATTATAGATTTATTGCAGATGAGGATGAAAAAGAAGTGGATGCAACAATAATTAAAGCATGGTTTACTGAAGTACCTAAAGAACCTATTCAGACATAACATAAATAATTAAGTTATGATTTAACAATATTGTAATATTTAAAGATAAGATTTATAATTATTTTAAAACTATGTATTTAAGGTGATGAAGTATGGAGGTTGTAACTAATATTTTTTGTTTTAATCGTCTATGTGAAAATTTGAATGAGTTACATCTTTGGAGTAAGATTTCTAAAACAGCTATAATTGATAACAATTTATATGAATGCAAATTTTGTACTGATGAGGAAATACCAGTACAATTATCGTTAACAGAAGATGAGTATTATTAGATAGATGAGTACCTATATGATAGAATGATTGATGAATTTGGCTTCAATGGAGAACCAAGTGAAGTGGGATTAGTTTACGAATCAATATATGATTTATGGCATAGTCTGAAGCGTACTAAATTGGAGGTTGATTATGGAATTTATAAATGACACAAGATTTTTATGCCCTTGTTACGTCTATCCAACACTAGATGAGAGAGCAATATATGATATTTGTGTTCTATGTAATTGGGAAGATGATGGTCAGGATGATTTAGATGCTAATTTAGCTAAAGGCGGACCTAATAGCGATTATTTACTTACAGAAGCTAGAGAGAATTTTAGAAAATATCTTGTAATGTATTCTCCAGATAGAGGCATAAGAATAACTGGTTATGATACAAAAGAAGAAGTGACAGTAAAAAAAGAGCTTATTGAAGTATACAATGAAATTATGAAAGAAAAAAATAGTATTCAACTCGATAAACCTTGGAATTTAGCATATGACCTAGAAGAGAGATTGGACAAAATTACATCTGAGAAGATAAAGGAATATGAAAATAACCTAAAAAGAAAATAGATAGTAGCACTTACAAGCAATTAGCTAAAGTAGGTGCTTTTTATTTTGAAAGGAGCTAAAAAATAAAGGAGTAAAAATTACATTAGGAAATAAAGAATACAATCTAAAGTTTAACATGAACACCTTCTGTGAATTTGAAGAAGTTTATGGCGATATTAATAAGGCTTTTGAAGATTTACAGCTAATGAAAGTAAAAGCTATAAGAGCACTTATATATTCAGCAATAAAAGTTGAGGATGAAAATGCAACTTTAAAATCTGTAGGGGATTTATTAAGTCTTAAAGATTTAGAGAATTTAGGTACACTTATAAATGAAGCATTAAGTAATTCAATGCCTGAAATAGAAGAAAACTTGGGGGAATAGAAAGCTACTCTGATCCACAGCCTTGGGATTGGGAGTGGCTTTTTTATTTAGGAACTAATTTATTAGGTATGAGTGAAGAGCAGTTTTGGAAGAGTACTCCTAGAAAATTAACTGGTCTTTTTAAAATATATAAAAAGGTAAATGGAATAGAAGAGAAAGAGGATTTTGATTATATAGATAACATAATCTTTTAAATCTTAGGGAAAGGAGGTAACTATAGCTTATGGCAAGAGGTGGCAATACCGTTGTTGCAAGAGTTGGACTTGATGATAAAGGGTTTCAAGAAGGTGCAACCAAAATACAAAGAAGTCTAAAGGGTAGTTAAAAGTGAATTTGCAGCAGCTAGTTCAAAACTTAAGGATTTTGGAAAGTCTACAGAAGGTTTAAAACTTAAATCAGATAGCTTAAATAAACAAATGGAACTTCAAAAGCAAAAGGTAGCGGCGCTTACTAAAAGTTATCAAGAAAGTGTAGAGAAAAAAGGTGCAGATGCTAAAGCTACAGAGAATTTAAAAGTTAGACTTAATTATGCTACGGCAGAGATGAATAAATTACAGCGTGAACTAAATGAAACTAATGAAAGAATAAGAGTACAAGAAAGCAGATGGACAAAGTTAGGTAATAAGCTAAATGAAGCTGGCAGCAAAATGCAGACAGTAGGTAAAAAGATGCAAGATGTGGGAAAAAGCTTATCTACTAAAGCTACTGCTCCAATAGTTGGAGTTGGAACTGCTGCTGCTAAAATGAGTATAGATTTTCAGGATTCTCTAGCAAAGGTAAGCACAATAGTGGATGCTACTCAGTTAAGCATGGAGAATGTTAAAAAAGGCGTTTTAAACTTATCCAATGAAACCGGAGAAGGAGTAAATGATTTAAATGAAGCACTATATCAAAGTATTTCAGCAAGAGTTGAAAGTGGTAAGTCAATTGAATTTTTGGGTAGTGCAGTAAAACTTGCTAAGGGTGGATTTACAGAAACAAGTTCTAGTGTTGACCTGTTAACTACAATATTAAATGGGTACAAATTAAAAGCAGAAGAAACCGCTAATGTAAGTGATATTCTTATTAATACACAAAACTTAGGTAAGACAAGTGTAAACGAACTTAGCAGTAGTATGGGTAAAGTTGTACCAATAGCTAGTGCAGCTAATGTAAATTTAAAGCAGTTATCAAGTGCTTATGTACTTTTAACTCAAAAGGGTATTGCTACAGCAGAAGCTGGAACTTATACAAGAAGTATGTTATCTGAACTTTCTAAAACAGGAAGTACAGCAGATAAAACTTTAAGACAGATAAGTGGAAAAAGTTTTTCAGAACTTATGGCAAGCGGTAAAAGTGTTGGGGATGTACTTAATATGTTAAATGAGTATGCAAATAAAAATAATCTAACACTTAAAGATATGTTTGGATCAGTTGAAGCTGGAACTGCCAGTATGATTTTAGCTGGTGCTGGTGGACAAGATTTCAATAAAGTATTGGATACTATGAGTAATGTAGCTGGTGCAACGGATACAGCTTTTAATAAAGTTAATGAAACTACAGGTGCAAGATTAAAAAAATCCTTTAATAGTCTTAAAAATGCTGGAATACAACTGGGAGATAGTTTAGCACCAATGATAGAAAAAGTAAGTGGAGCAATACAAATTTTAGCAGAGAAGTTTAATAGTTTAACCCCAGCACAAGCAGATATGATAGTTAAAATAGGATTAATGGTAGCTGCATTAGGTCCAGTTATAAGCATTGTAGGTAAGCTTATAAGTACAGGTGGCACTTTGGTTTCTACTATAGGAAAAGTTTCAACGGCTTTTGGAAAAGCTGGTGGTGCCAGTGCAGTATTAGGAAAAGCTTTTACTGCTTTAAAAAGTCCAATTGGAATTGCAGTAATTGCTATTGGTACAGTTATAACTATAGGTGTAGCTTTATATAAGAATTGGGATACTATAAAAGCTAAATCAGAAGAATTAAAGAATGCCATAAGGGACAAATGGAAAAGTATCAAAAGTGTTACTACTTCTGTTTGGAATGACATTAAAACTGCTATAACAACCCCTATTAATAAAGCACGTGACATTGTGAAAAAAGCTGTAGATTCTATATATGGTTTCTTTAAGAATCTTAGAATACCTGAGATAAGAATACCTAAAATAAAGCTTCCTCACTTTAGTCTAAGAGGAGAGTTTAGTTTAATGCCACCTAAAGTACCAAAGTTTGATGTTAATTGGTATGCGCAGGGTGGTATTTTTAATGCCCCAAGCATTATAGGAGTAGGTGAAGCAGGTACAGAAGCGGTTCTACCAATAGATAGATTAGATGAAATTATAGCTAAGTCTATAAAAAAGGCACAAGGTTTAGGTGGAACTGATGGATTAATAGTGCACATAGAAAAGTTTATTAATAATACAGAAAAAGATATAGAGGGGCTGGCATATGAACTAGAGTTTTACAGACAACGTATTTCAATGGGGAAGGGAGGTAATTAAAATTTTAAGTTTTACTTTTGGAGATAAAAACAGCTATGATGATTTTGGGATAATAATATCAAAACGACCTTCTATCCCTTCACCTAAAAGAAGAATAACCTATATAGACATCCCAGATAAAAGCTCTAATCTAAAATTTGATGAAGGCACTTTTGAGGACATAACAATATTAGTTGAATGTGGAGTAAAATTAAAAGATAATTTACCAGATAAAATAGATGAAATAAAAGCATGGCTTATAAATACAGGAGAAAGTGATTTAATATTTAGCTTTCAACCTGATAAAAAATATATTGCTCAAGTAGTAACTATGATTGATTTTAAGCAAGTTTTGAAACACACATCAAGGTTTCCAATAATATTTAATTGCAAGCCATTTAAGTATTCAGTGGAAGAAAATATTATTACAATAACTAAAAATAATTCTACTATATATAATAAAGGAACTTTTGAAAGTGAACCTGTAATTAAGGTTTATGGCAGTGGAGATATAAAATTAAAGGTTAATGATGCTGAAGTTATTGTAAAAAAGGTAGATGGGTATGTAATTGTAGATTCAGTATTAAAAGATTGCTATAAAGATGAAACTTTAAAAAATGGCGATATGATTGGGCAATTTCCTATTCTTAAAGTTGGAGAAAATGTTGTGGGTTTTAGTGGAAATGTTAGTAAGGTGGAAGTTAGGATTAATGGGTTGTGGATATAGAAATATAAACAAAAGTAAGAATACTTTTATTTGAACTATTTCTACTAATGAATTAAAATAGAGTTATAATTAAGAAGCTAGGAAGGTGAACTAATGAAGCCTACGAATTATGAAGATTTAATAATGAAAAGAGCAATGGATCTTTTTGCGGAGGAAGGACTAAAATTCTTTGGTATAAACAAAAAAGTTAAGGAACTTGGACCGACAGAGTTAGTAGTTTTAGAAACTAAAAATATGTTTATGGACTATACTTTCCTAATGGAAGATGATACTTTTATACATTTTGAATTTCAAACAACTAATAAAGGGAAAATAGATTTAAGAAGATTTAGAGCTTATGAAGCACTTCTAAGTCATCAGACTGGAAAAGATGCAGTTACATATGTTGTTTATTCAGGTAACATAAAAAATCCAGGAAACACCCTACAAACTGGAATAAGTGAATTTAAGGTTAATACAATATCTATGGCTAGTAAAGATGGAGATAAAATATATAATGATATTGTAGAAAAAATAAAATCAGGAATTGAAATTACAAAACAAGATATAATATCTTTAACATTTACGCCTATTATGTCTGGAAAGATGGGAATAGCTGATAAAATAATAAATGCTATACACATAGTAAAAGACATAAATGATGACTATAAGTATGATGTAGAATCAATACTATATGCTTTTGCAAATAAATTTTTAAGTGGAAAAGATTTAGAAAAAGTAAAGGAGGAATTGAAGATGACTGAGCTAGGTAAAAGTCTAATACAAGAAGGAATTGAAAAAGGGAAAGAAGAGGGAAAAGCTGAGCTTTTGATTAAACAGCTAATGAAAAAGTTTAAAAAATTACCTAATGGATATAAAGAAAAAATAAAAGCACTTCCAAAAGAAACAATAGAGTTAATTGCAACAGATATATTTGAATTAAATTCAATAGAAGAGTTAGAACAATATTTCTAAAAAAATAGTGAAAACATGAGAAAGATCTAATGTGTAAACAAAATAATTTATACGAACAATTTTTAAAATACTCATATTATGATTTAAAAGAATTATTTAAAAAGGCGAAGACGAAAGAAGAACAAGACTTTTATATTGCTTTGTTAGATTTAATATTACAAAAAGAACAAGAAAAAGTAATAAGAAAAGAAATAGTAGAAAATAGCTTGCGATATTTAGAGTAGGCTATTTTTTTATGTAAAATTATTTAGGCAGGAGGTGATAGATTGATATGCGTCTATGACAAGAAAACCACAAAAGGTAACTTTGAAACTAATGGTCTTGGAGTTTTAGATGAAGTTATAAGCTGTTTTATTACAGAAGAACTTAATGGAGATTATGAGCTAGAGCTTGAATATTCAGCTAAGGGAAAAAAATCAAAGTATCTTGAAGAGTGGAATATAATCAAAGCAGATGGACAGCTTTTTAGAATTTATAGAGTTGAAAAGATAAGTAAAGAAATTAAGACAATAAAGGTGTGGGCAAAGCATATCTTCTATGACCTTCTGTGTTACTTTATTGAAGATAGTAGAGCTGTAAATTGCAGTATAAAAACGGCCATGGAAAAAGCACTACCGGGAGATGTTAGTACTATATACAAAGTAGATAGTGATATTATCTTAGCTAGTACTATTTATTTTGTTCAAACTAATCCTGTAGAAGCTATGTTTGGAATAATTAAAAGGTGGAAATGTGGGGAAATTAAAAGAGATAATTTTGATATAAAAATACTAAAGCAAATAGGAAAAGACTTAGGAGTTTTAATAGCTCAAGGTAAAAATATTTTAGGACTTAAATTTAATTCTGACACAAAAGATGTTGTTACAAAGCTTTATCCAGTAGGCTACAATGGAATAAAACTTACTGAAAAGTATATAAATTTACCTAATTGGAATAGTGATAAGTATCCACCTTTTCCTATAGTTAAAAAGATTCAATTCAAAGAAGCTGAGGATGAAGTGACCTTAAGAGTTATGGCAAAAGAAAGTATAAAAACTATAGGACTTAGTAAGGTGAATATTGAAGTGGATTTTATAGAACTTAGTAAAACTAAAGAATACGAAATTTATAAACATCTACAAAAGGTTAATGTAGGAGATAGAGTTATTGTAAGATACAAAGACTTTGATATAGATATTAAAGTTCCAGTTATAAAAATTAGGAAGGATGTATTTAGAGGATTAAATGCAAAAGTAGAGCTAGGGCAGTCAAAAGATAATATTTTAAATCAAATGGATACATCAGAAATTAAAACAACTGTAGATGAACTTGGAAACAAAGTAGCATAAACACTAACATCTATGCTTTATTATGCAAATCCAGTAGAGTTTACAGTTGGTACAAGCAAAATACAACCAGTATATTTAGGGATATTTGCAGTAGCATCAACAAATCTTTCAATGAATCTTTCATTATATTGTATAGCAAATGAAGAATGTACACTTACCATTCAAATTCAACTAGATGGAGAAGACATCACTTTTACCCCAAAGCAAAAACTTTTAAAAGGAGATAATGTTGTAGGAATACCTATAGGAATACCGCAAGTTAAATGTGGTGCTCACTATTTAGGTGTTTTTTTATGCGTTGATACAGGAAGTATGAAAATACCAAAGTTTAATTTGCAATGTATGGTGGATGGAAGAAATCTTCAAGGTGGACTTAGCGCAGAACCCCTACACGCAGAAGTTAAGGAATATCAGCCACTTATTAATATTAATGATTTGTATTTTGAGAAGCTAAAAGTAGGAAATCAGATTATAACTTTTAAAGAACCTATACCAGTGATATTTGGTGAAGATATGACTTTAAATAATAGCTTATTTAGAGATAAAGAAATTACAACTAATTATAATATAAGCTTTAAATAAAAAATTCCTACCCATTATATATAACTTAATATGAAAGGGGATGATAATTTGGGTTTTAGAGAAAGTATATCATATAGTAAAGATTTTCTAACAGGTAGAAAGATTGAAAAAATAAAGCAGAAATTAATAATGCCTGTTCAAGGAATAGCTACAGTAAAACTGTATGATGATTTAACTGGAAAGCAAGTTTATGAGGCAAAAAGTGAAAATAGAATTACAGCAGTACTTGCAAATATAGCTTTTGTTGTTATTGATTATTTAACTGGAATTATGGCTTCAATTCTTGAACAAAAGTTATCTAGTGAAGTTGGATTTAGAGGAATATTTAAAAAAATACTTATCTTTGTTTTAGTAGGAGTAGCAAATATAATTGATTCTTATCTTATTAGCAGTGGTAATGCAATTCGTACCACTGTTATATTTTTTTATATCTCAAATGAAGGCATAAGTATTCTAGAAAATGCTACAAGAATAGGATTACCAGTACCAGATAAATTAAAAAATATTTTAGAGCAGTTAAAGGAGGAAAATAAAAATGGCTAGATTATGTTTTGACTATGGACATGGTGGAGTAGATAGCGGTGCATGTTATAAAGGAAGAAAAGAAAGTAATGATGTATTAAGTGTAGGAAAGGCTGTAGCAGAAGAAGTTAGGAGACATGGGATTACTGTTGATGAAACAAGAACTAGTGATGTTACAGTAAGTCTTAATGATAGAAGTAACTTTGGGAATAGAAATAGTTATGATTATTTTATATCTTTTCATAGAAATGCTTTTAAACCAGAAAAAGCTAAAGGTGCTGAAACTTACACATATTTAAGAGCAAGTACAAAAGCTAAAGCACTGGCAGAAAAAATACAAGCTGGACTTGTAAGTGTTGGATTTATTAACAGGGGAGTAAAGACAGCTAATTATCATGTGCTAAGAGAAACTAGATGTCCAGCAGTTTTAATTGAAATTGGGTTTATTGATAATAGTGGAGACAATGCTCTATTTGATAGCAAGAGAAATGAAATTATTAGAGAAATATCTAAAGCTATATTATCTCAGGTAGGCATAGGATATAAAGAAAATAAATCTAATGAAGCAATAGCTCTGCAAAAGCAGCAAGCCTCAATTGGACAAACTCTTTATAGGGTTATGGTAGGTTCTTATTCGGTAAGAGGTAATGCAGAAAAACAAGTGCATAACCTAAAAAATGCAGGATTTGATGCTTGTATTATGATTTTAAATAAGTAGGTTCATAACTCTAAAAACCTTGACTTCTATCAGCTTTAGAGTGATATATAGTAGTACAAATTTGATAGAAAGGAGGAGTTACAGTGCGTGTAAGGATTATAGAACCTACTTTAAAAACTCAAAAAATAAAGAAAAAAGTATGTGCTTATGCAAGAGTTTCAACTGATAGTGAAAAGCAAGAAGAATCTTTAGAAAATCAAATACAATATTATGAAAATCTTATATCAACTAATCCAGAATATGAATTTATAGGAGTGTTTGCAGATGGAGGAATAACAGGGACTACTGAAGAACGATCGGAATTCCAAAGTATGATGAACTTTTGTAGACAAGGAAAGATAGACTTAATTGTTACTAAATCAATATCTAGATTTGCAAGGAATACTGCTATAGTTTTGGAAACTGTAAGACAACTGAAATTACTAAACATAGAAGTGAGGTTTGAAAAAGAAAATGTAAATACTTTGTCAGGGGATGGTGAGTTAATGCTTACTGTCCTCTCTTCTTTTGCCCAAGAAGAAAGTAAAAATGTAAGTGATAACATCAAATGGAGAATGAGAAAGAAGTTTCAGCAAGGAGAAATGATTATAAATACTAAAAGATTTTTGGGGTATGACAAGGATGAGTATGGAGATTTAGTGATAAATCCTAAAGAGGCTGAGGTAGTAAAAAGAATTTTTAATGAATACTTAAATGGAAAAGGATGTTTTACAATTGCAAAAGGACTTAGAGAAGAAGGAGTTCCTACAGTTGCCGGTGGAACATGGAGAGACAGTACTATTTTAAGAATACTAAAAAATGAGAAATACAAAGGGGATGCATTACTTCAAAAATATTATACATCAGATCATTTAAGAAAAAAGAAAGTTAAGAATAACGGAGAAGTTGAGAGCTATTACATTGAAGATGATCATGTGCCAATAGTTTCAAGAGAAGCATGGGAAACTGTCCAAGAAGAAATTAAAAAGAGAGCAAAGAAAAAGGGGATTATTTCAGAAGATACAAAAAAGTATAAGAGAAGATATCCACTAACAGGAATGCTTTACTGCAGTAAATGTGGTTCTAGCTTAAGGAGAAGAACCTGGAATACTAAACATTCTTGCAAAAAGATAGTATGGCAGTGTAGCAACTACGTTAAAAATGGAAAGAATGCTTGCAGGGGAACTTCAATAGATGATGAGGTTATAAGCAAGCTTAATATAAAGGAAGAAACTGTAGTAAAGGAGGAATTTAGAAATGGCAAGAAGTATTACAGTTATACCAGCAAGATCCAACAGAACCAACATAGTACAATCGGCAAAGTCACAGAAAAAGAGAATGGCTGCATATTGCAGGGTATCAACAGACCAAGCAGAACAGTTATCAAGCTATGAAGCACAAGTAAATTATTATACTAATTTTATAAATAATAGTTCTGAATATGAAATGGTAAAAGTCTATGCTGATGAAGGAATTTCAGGAACTAACACAAAAAAGAGAGAACAGTTTAATGAAATGATTAAGGATTGCAAGGCAGGAAAAATAGATGTAATTATAACAAAATCCATATCAAGATTTGCTCGTAATACTTTAGATTGCTTAAATTATGTAAGAACTCTTAAAGAGTTAGGGATTGGAGTTGTTTTTGAAAAGGAAAATATAAACACATTAGATGGTAAAGGAGAAGTCCTAATTTCTATTCTCGCAAGCTTGGCTCAAGACGAAAGTCGCTCAATTTCTGAAAATTCAACATGGGGTATAAGAAGAAGATTTGAACAAGGAAAACTTCACATAAATCATAAAAAATTTTTGGGATATACTAAAGATGAAGAAGGTAATCTTATAATTGATGAAAAACAAGCCAAAATTGTAAGAAGAATTTATAAAGATTATCTAGATGGAAAAGGTACAAATAGAATAGCAAAAGAACTTGAAGAAGAAGGCGTTAAAGGCTGGAATGGAAAGGCTAAATGGTATGAAAGTACTATAAGAGGAATATTAACTAATGAAAAATATAAAGGAGATGCCCTACTGCAAAAAACTTACACAGTAGATTTTCTTACTAAAAAAAGGGCAGAAAACAATGGAGAAGTTCCACAGTATTATGTTGAGGAAAGCCACCCAGCAATTATAGATAAAGAAATGTGGGAGGCAGTACAACTCGAGATGGAGAGAAGAAGAATTTTTGCTAAAGAACATGATATTGTAAAAGTAGATTATGCTACAATAACTAATCCTTTTGCAGGAAAAATTATTTGCGGACACTGCGGCAGTGTTTTTGGAAGAAAGGTTTGGAATTCTACAAATGAATTACGCAGGAGGATTGTTTGGAGATGTAATAGAAGATATATTAAAAAAGGTAAGAAAGGGTGTAATAATAAACATATAGATGATAAGGTTTTATACCAAGCTTTTATAGATACCTTCAATGCCATGATTGAAAATAAAGATTACTTCATGGAGAAGTGGAAGGAACATTTAAAAAGTGACAATGTTTTAGTAAGGTATAAGGCAAAACAGTTCATGGCAATTTTAAAAAATGCAAAGCCAATAAAAGAATTTGATGAGGATTTATTTTTTAAGATAGTGGAGAAGATGACAGTGTTTGATGGAGAGAAGATTATTGTAAGTTTGCTGGATGGAACGGAGATTGAGGTTGTAATTGAATAAAAGATTTAGAGGGATGACCAGTTGAGGTGATATATGTTTCACTTTGACTGGTTTTTTATTTTTAATTTTATTAAAAGAAGTAGACATTTTTGTTAGATTGAGAGTTATGTAAAATAATGTTATAATTTTAGAATAATATAATATATAGATTTTAATGTGATATATAAAAACTTAATGCTGATATAATGATTAATACGTGAAATAAGAAATTATCAATAATATAACATATTAAGATTATAATTTGGATTCAAAATTATAGGGGGAAAAGATGAGAGATGGCTCAGGTAACGAAGAATGCATTTAAAGGCTACTCATTTCAATCTTACATTTATTTATTGTTCGCTTGTTTAATGGATACAGATAAAGGAATAAATAGTATAGATGCAGAAGTGGATAAGGATAAAAATGAAAAGAACCATAATTTCGATGATATGTTAATAAATACAGTAGATGATGAATTTTTCATGCAGATAAAAAACTATAAGAATCTTTTGTTTGAAGATATTCACATCGAAGAAGAAAAAGTTATATTGGGAGATAATATTAGTTGCTTAAAATTAGATTGCAAAAACATAGTGGTTCTATATAATTGCGATATACAAATAAATTATAAAATATTTGATTTACCTGCTTACAAGTATAATGATGTCTATATTATATCTTTAACAACAGATTTTGTTTGTGAATTTATTGATCAGTTATATCAAAATGATAATCGTATAGTGCAGATATGTCATTTTGCAAATAAAAGAATTCTTGATTCAGAATTTTATCTTCAGAAGGATGAATTACCTCCATATAAGCTATTTGATCAAAAGCTAAAAGAAGATACTAAAAATATTAGGGAGAATTTCAAATGGAATAGTCAAGGCATTTTATTTATTGTAGGAAAGCCGGGGGTTGGTAAGAGTCACTTTGTTAATGAATTTACTAGAGATATGAATAATTTTATTATATATAGATTTTGGATAAGCTCTCAAGATGCTATGAAAAATTCTAGGTTGCAATATTGCAATTTTATCCAAGAATTGAAGTATAGGGTATTTAAAAATGCAGGGACTTATACTGAAGAACAATTACTACAGAAGATAAAGGAACTAAAGATTACGTTAATTATAGACGGGTTAGATCATGTAGAAAATTATAATTCTTTAGATATAGATAATTATTTTGAGTTCATAGGTAAGTTAAATGGTATCCATACGATAATTTTGACAAGACCATTAAAGCATTCAATAAAGTATGATATATATAATTTAGATAATTGGAATTTTAGTCAAACATATGTGTATTTAGGTTTATGTCATAAAATTTACGAAGATAATGTATGTAGAAAGATTTTTGAAATTAGTAATGGATATCCAATTATTTGCAACTATATGGCGAGACATTATAAATTGTATGGCTACCTTGAAACCACAGATAAAATAGTGGAAATTAATGATTATTATAGTTTACTAATTAAAGACACTAATACTCTTTCTGCTTTATCAATATTTATGGTATCCAATACTTATTTATCAAGACAAGAAATTCAAAAGTTGCTTAATGATGAACTTTTGATAAAAATTATATTTGAATTTATAGAGGCATATCCTTATTTATTTGAGAATGTACTTAATAGGTTTTCTTTAATTCACGACAGTTTTAATACATACTTGTTAAAAAATAATATAATAAATAAAGAAAAAATCGAACGATATATTCAACCAATCATTAATTCAATAAGAAATAATGAATTAAGATTTTTAAATAGATTTAACGATTTAAAACTTCCTAGGAATATAAAAAAAGAAGTTCTTGTAAAATATAGCGACCTTTGCATGTTCAACCAGCTTATAACTAATAATTGGGATATTGAAGCTATAAAAGAGTTCTATAATCAATTGGAAATTTATTTAAAATCAGAGGATATAGTGTTAGATATTTATCAATATTATTCTTTTATCCTTATTCAAGAATGTTGTAAAAGAATTGATACAGCCTTTGATTATGGGATATTCTATCAATTACTGAACTACTTAATTCAGAATGAAGAATATGAACTAATAAATATTTTTAGTAGTGGAAGAGCATTTAATATTTTTAAAGTAATGTTCAGAGAGACTAAAGATATGAAGTTTGAAAAAATGGATAAAATATTAACAATTAATTCAAATGAAAATTTTAAACAGTTTTATCAAATACATTGTAATGAAAAGGATTTATTTTATTTACAGAACTCTAATTTAGACTATAAAAAAATCATTTGCGAAACCTTAGCTGATACAAGTATGATGAGTTTTGAACGCAACAAGAAAATAGCAGAGGTTGTTGTTAATTTAAAAATTAATGATAATAATTACTTAAATCTAAAATTATGTTTTGATTGCTACTTGAAAGGCATAAAAAGCATGGAAGGATTATCTATTTTTAATAAATTTATGAAAGAACATAATTTTAACTATGAATTTGATATTAACGTTTTTAATCTAGCAAGATATAAATTATATCAATTGGGTTACTTAAAAGAAAAAAATCCGTTTTCTAGTAGAATTGATGATTTATTTATGAGCGATGAAGTAGATTTATATGATATTTCAAGTAAAATTACTGATATTATTAGACTTGCTTTAATTAATAAAACAAAAATAGATATTCACAATGTGAATAGGTACTATTTAGCGATGTGTTATGAGAAAGATATAAGTTTAGATGCATTACCAATGGCGTTAATGATTTTTGAGAAACATAAAAGATTAAATGAATATCATTCATTAGAAATATTATCACAGTTATTTAAAGCAACGAATGGCTTACAATATTTATTAGAGAAATATATAAATATTAAAGGAGTTAGTGGATTTAAAAAATTAATGAATATGGGCATACTAGAGGAAAAGTTTGATGTTAATATTTTTGACTTAGATGTGGAACTTATAAATATTATTTCCAAAGAACGAATAGTAAAAGAAGTTTATAGACTTATGAAATGTCATAACTATGGTAGAATTATTGAATTACAAGATGTTGAAAATGGATTAAATTCTACCCATGGAAAATTAATTAAAGAGATGTTTGAAAGACAAAATTACAAGGTTATGGATTTAACAACTAAAATTTCGAGTGCCAAATCTACCCCAGAAGAAAAAGGATATATTGAGTATAGTGACTTAGATTATATAAAGGAAAAAAATTATGATTATTTATTTATTGCAAGATATCCTGATGGTTATTATAATTGTTTTTCAAACCTAGAACTATACAATCATTATAAAAAAGAGGATTTATCAAGAAATTTGCTTAGAATTATACATGAGTCAATGAAATGTGGAAGTAAACTGATAAAAAGCAAGATGTCATATTCAAAATATTTAGGGAATATCCCATGTTTCTTAGATACAATATCATATAATACGGATTGGGAAAAGCTATATAATATTATGATGAAATATATAAATATATCATTCTTTTTCAAATGTAATAAAATTATTGATAATAGTAAGGAATGATATGGCAATCTACAATATAAACAGCAATATCCTAGCGTGTATGTGAATTCTGAAAACTAACTTATTTATTTTAAGAATAATTCCTTGACAAACAGTTATTTTAGAGTCATTACTGGATTACTATTTGTCAAGGAGTGATGTGAAAATGACAGAGGATCAAAAGAAACAAATTAGATTATTGCGTTATAAAGGTTGGGGTTATAAGAAAATATCAAATATTGTTGGTGTGTCAAGAGATTCAGTTAGAGGTTATTGCAAAAGAAATGGATTAGAGGGCTATATTTCAGAGGATAATTCAAATCATAAACAATCAATGGTAGATGAACTTGTTTATGATTTTTGTTTGCAATGTGGAGCAAAGTTAGAACAAAGTAATAAAGGGCGCAAGAGAAAATTCTGCACTCCAAAATGTAAAAGTGAGTGGGAAAAAACTAATCGTAAAATTTATATTTTTCAATGTGAGTATTGTGGAAAAGAGTACAAGTCGTTGGGTAATAAAAATCGTAAGTATTGTAGCCATGATTGCTATGTACGGGATAGGTTTTGGAGAAAAGAAGATGCAGCTCAAATTGTTGAAAAGATTTTAAAAAGAGAAAAAGTTGAACATATACCAAAATGGCTGAAGGAGTTATTGCTTTCTAATCTACAAGAATAG